CGGTGGACGAGTCAAGACGTCAATCGCCACGACCCACCACCCATCGGATTTGTCAGCCAGGCCCGAACTTGTTGGAGCCCTTACGTTCAGGCCAGGTAGTAAGGGACCTTGACGGTGGTACCGCCGACCGACCACACCAGGTAGCCAGCGACCTGCGCCGGGGGCGCGCCGTTCGCGCCAGCCCCCGCGCTCGTTGCTGTCGGTCCTGTGTAGTCCAACGATCCAGTCTGGGCAATCCTGACCTTGTCCCCCTGGAACCCCACATATCCAGACGTGCAGGAGACGTGCGCGTTCGCCCCGTCGTGTTGCAGGTCGAGCGCAGCAGTGAACCCCTGGCTGCCAACCCGCAGCTTGGGATTTCCCCCGGCGATCGACCAAATGGTCACGTTCTTGCCCGGCGATAGCGGACGCAACGCCAAGTCCCCACCGAGAACGTCGATTTCCGTGTTACCGGTGCCGGGCACGTGGGTGAAATCGGCGTAAGTAGTGGCCGCCTGGTCACCGAGCAGGCCCAGAATCGCCGGCTCACCCGCCTTGCCGATGATGTGTGTCTGCGTCGCCGCACCAGGGATGATCGCATCGGTGAACCGGGGTGCGTCGGTCTCGTCGATCGCCTGGATGATCGGGGTCGACGTGCCCGAGGTGGGGCGCTTCGCGGTCACCGGCGACATGCCACCACCGCTGGTCAGAGACTCCCAGCCAGCGTCGACAGCGAAGAACTGGACCTCGGTGTCGCCGCGGACCGTGGTCGACCCGTTCGCCACCCCATCCAGGGTCAGGCCTGTGGTGACGGTCACGGTGACCGTGTTCGCCGATGAGTCCTTCCGGCGGACCTTGACCATCCGGCCTGCCGCCAACTGCGTCAACGACACCGTCTCGTTTCCGGACGTCGCATCCACCAGATAGACGGCATTGGTGCCCTCGGCACGCACCAGTTGAGACATGACGGGTGGCCTCCACTACACGGACGGGGGCTTGTCCGAACAGCACAGGACGACAAGCCTGCGTGTCTACCTATCCGGGGAACATGACGACCCCGGCCACCTGCATACGGGTGGAACCGGGGTCTGGGCAGGCTGAACCGCCTGCAATCTGCTTCCGCACACTACCCGACCACACGCCAAGTACACCAGCGACACACCCAAGTGGTTGTTGGTCAACGGACCCTGACCGGCACCCACGACTCCTCTGGCACAGCAGCTCCCTGGGCGACCGCATCAGACCGGCACTCGAACGCCAGAACCGCCGCCATCGCTGCATCGATCTTCCGCGCCGACTTGGGGTGCTCCTTCGCGATCGTCACCCCGGCCCGGCCAACCCGACGACGAGCGTTCAGCACATGCGCGGCCAACGTCGAGTCCCCGCCATGGGACAACTCCCCGTTCAACACCGCCGAATGGAACCTCTCCAACGCAGCAACCATCGCCGTCGGCCGGTTCGTCCACCACTCAATCGGTCGGGCCTGCACGACCCGCACCCGCAACCTCTCCCCGTACTTCGCGGTCCACCCGTCGACATGCCCCTGCCACAACGCCGGGTCCGCGTAGAACCCGACCACCGCGAACCGCTCAAACGCAGCATTGACTGCCGCGTCGACCGAAATCCGGTCGACCTGCGGATCCGGGTCATCACCGGACGCCTTCCGCGGCTCCCAGCACCCCAGCAACTCCAAGTGCCCATCGTCGACCCGGCACGCCACCAGCGCCGTCGAGTCATCCCGAACTGACCCGTCGAACCCGAGACACACCACGTCCCGGTCCCGCAGCGAATCAGGGTTGGCGACGCGGGACCATTCCGGCTGCGACAGCCACGAATCAGACGCATGCGTTACTTGGTTCAGGTAGTACTGCCGGGAATCCTGCGGTTCCACATCCGGAGACCACACCTCGGCAACAATCCGGTCGAGGTCGACCCATCCGCCGCGGGTCGCGGCCGAGTCCCCGTAGGCGTACTCCAGGCCAGCGAGTAGCGAATCGCGGTCACCAAGTTCAGTCTCCGGAGGAGCCTCCCGGTGGTCGTACAGAAGACCGTCGTCCTTCGCCTTCCCGGCGGCAATCAGGCGCGCATACTCAGCCGACGCTTGAGCCACTGACTCCAGCCCGGGGACGTAGGCGTTCGGGGCCTCAATGGACACCCCGTTCGTCTTACCCAGGTTCCGTCGGGCCACTGCCGCCAGGCGAACCCCACCGTTGCTGGGCGTCCAGGACTCCGTCTGGTCCAAGATCGCGCACACGGGACGGTTTCCCTCTCGGGACGCCGCGGATGCCGTAACGGGCTCGATCTTGCCGCGCGGAAGGTTGATGAACCCCTCCATCGGCTCCAACCCAGGATAGATGTCACACGCCGGCCCATTCCGCGTCATCTCCAACATGGGCACCCATGCGTTCCGAGTCTGGTCCTCCGACACCGCCATCACCTGCACCCAAGGAGTCCGCAGCGACGACCACGGCCGACCAACTGGGCGCCCGTCGGCATCCCAGCCTGCCGGCACGACGTCTCCCATACCCTCAAGCAGGGCGATCGCCCCGAGGACCGGACTCTTGCCCCACCCCTTGCTCCGCGACAGGACCGCCCTGCGGAACCGGCGGCGCCCAGTAACCGGGTCAAGCGCGTACAGGTTCAAGACGAACTGGGCCTGCTCCCGGGTCGGGATGAACGGCTCGTATTCAGCTCGGTCCGGAGCGGCAAGAGTCTCCGCCATCCACTCCAACGCATAGAACCCGAGCGTCGGCACCTCCCCCGGGTACCGCGGCTTCCACGGCACTCAAGCGTCCTTCGCCGACGGCAGCGCCCGCAGATCACCCCACCGCTGCATCGCGGGCGGGGATGAATGGCGGCGCTCATCCTTCGCGTCGGCGTCGGCGAAGTTCATCCGCAGGCGTGCCCGGTCCTCCGGCGTCGCCCCATACTTCGCCACCCGCAACCGGACCTCAGCCGCCAACGTCCACTGCCCCTTCGCCCACATCGCCGTGTGCATCAGCGCCGTGTCAAGAAGGAAATCCCAGTCCGAAGCCATGAAATGCTCCGCCTGCGGGGCATCCCGCCACATCGCCCACCACTCCACCGTACGCGGGTGCCACTCCATGTCCGCCGGCAGCGGCGGCTGCTCAGCCTTGACGAACCGAATCGACGTCGACGGCACAGGATCGGCATTACGGCGCGCACGCCTCGACGGGTCCTTCGGCGCGGGTCCTTGTCCGGCCATGACGGCTGCCTCCTCTCAGGAACTCTGTCAGTTCCCTTGTCAGTGGACGATCACTCTTGAAGTTGTTGCAGTAGGAGTGTGCCGTACGCCAATTCGACGGTTCATGCGCACCACCACCAGCCAACGGAACAACATGGTCAACGGCTGGGGCAGCCGGATCATTCGCGTACCCGTACCGGTCGACCGGGTCACCGCACAGGTAACAGATCCAGTTGTCGCGCTCAAAGACAGCCAGCCGCTCACTTGCCGCGAACCTCACCCGCTGGCCAGACGGGAACTCAACAACACTCGACCAATCCCGCTTGCTCAGACGCAACCCCCTGCAGTCGCAGAGCGAGCCATCCAGCGGTCGGACAGAGCACCCGTCCTCACCGCACCGCGGGCAGGTGCCAGCGACAATAACCCTGTATCCGATGCCAGATGAGCCAGCCGCCGCGTGCCGAGCCTCCATCTCGGCTCTAACCCGGACGCTCCCATGCCGTGCCCGCCGCCTACGTTTCGCGGCAAGCGCCTGTTCCCGGGCCCAACGCTCCGTGTCATTGAGCAACCGGGCAGTCCTGGCTTTGAGCATTACGTCTCTGCGCCCGTCAGCGATACGCCGTTCATGGAAAGCACGGGAAGCGCAAGGTTGCGAACAGTACTTGGCTTCTGGGCGTCGCGCCTGGAACGGGGCCGAGCAGTAGATGCATTCCTTGTCGTAGGAGACGGGCACGTACTTCTCCCGCTGCCTCGCCCGCGCTCTAGCTGTTATGCGCGCATGCGCGGCCGGTTCGTTGCGCCTGAAAGCGCGCTGGCGACAAGCCCCTGAGCACCACTTGCGCGGGGGCCCACCGCCCCGCCCAGACTTCCCTTCAAGCGGCGAGCCGCACCCCGCGCAGGCCGTAGCATCACCCATGGGTCCTGCCTCTCCTAGTGAGGTCGTGGATCAAGGCCCCGGCCAGTGCTGGAATCACTGAGTCGGGGCCGCCTTTGTCGACTCGCATTCTACGCGACAGGTCCGACACTCTCTGAAAGTTCCAGGCTTGTACAAGAT